CAGCCCTCTAAAATCCATGATGGATCTCAGAGTACTTCCCTCAAGTGGGTGGTGCATCTGTGATAGCTAACGGTTTGTCAGCTTACTAGTGTAGATTTGTGAACGCTTAATGCTTAAAGAACCAGCATATCGCGTGCAAAAAGTTAAGTGGTTGGGCTTACACCCCACACTTCTTTGGTATATAATAGCCTTCGGACGTACAGTCACACTATTAAGACTAATAGGTCTCACTACTGGTTCATGCAGTGATACGATAGGCATGGTAACATGCCGAAAATCCTTGTATTCCTTTCAACCGATGTCTACTACTTGATAATGAGTAGACTTCACTCCACAATGAGATTTTGGGAGGACGGAGAGGGAACCCTTTAATAGGGAACAAGGGGCTCGGAAAATGAGGGATGGGACAGATAGATCGAACTACCCGAAAGGTAGCAACCGATTGGATCACCCTGATGAACTCGATTCACAGTCAGAATAAAGAAGTGAGAAGCCTTAATAGACTTCTCGTCTAACCCTGACAGGGCACCTGCGGCCTTCCGATAAAAAGGAAGAAACCGAAGATTTAAGGGACCAAAATATTAATATAATAAACGTAAACACAAATTTTATTAAAAAAAACTCGCGATTTACATTCAGTATTATTAAGCGTTTTGGAAACTTAAATGGTGCGATCTCCGTAAAAAGAGGTCGTCCAGTAGTTACCATGTTTCTCAACATGGCTATGCTACTGGGGTGACGTGGAAATATTTCATTGGCTAAGGTGATATTGACCTTTGCTTCTAACGCCTCTAGAATTGCTAAGACCCAATCTATTAAGGGATTGGTTCTTCAACTTAAGGTAGCTCAGGTTACCTTACAGCAATCAATGGGGGGTTACAAAGTGCCAAACGTAACCTTATTAGGGCAACGTGTATCCCGGAATGGACAGGGACTTCCAAGAAATTGGATACCTGCTGTCCACAGGGCACATCTCAGAAATGGGTCTTATCTCCACTTCAAGCTATGGATGACTCTTTTCGGATTATATCGTGTACTAAACTTTAGAGGTGAGGAATCGTTTTCTTCGATAACGGATCCTCCTCTGCGTTCTTTTACTTTCCTATTAGGAGAGTATTCTTCTTTTATTTGTACTATATTTAGAGAACTAATTTTATCAAATAAAAGAATGAAAAAGGACGCGAAAGTTTTCTACACTGGTTTCTCCGGAAAACAGTTAAAAGCAGCAAAGATGTTGAGAACAGCCCCATTTATTATCTCAAGTGCATCTCCCGCTTCGAAGAAGAAGAAAGATGCAGTTCGTCATGGAACAGACGAATTCTCCATCCTATCAACCTCACCGGCAGGAATTTTACTGTCAGTGTTGGTTTGATTTTCATCAGAGAACAATCAAATAAGAGAATACTTATTTAATTGGGCTAAGATGACGGATAACATATGATTGATTAATCGTATGGAGGAATGGAATCGATTATTACCTAAGGATATCTTTATCGATTCCAAACCGGGAGTCTTGGGAAAACTTGGGTTGTTGCCTGAGGCAGCTGGGAAGATACGGGTAGTTGCGATGGTCGATTGCTGGACACAGTGGATGATGCATCCGCTGTATAAGGCAATTGCCGCGCTACTACGTTGTATCCCCCAAGATGGAACTGAAGACCAAACGGCTTGCTATGAAAGATTATGGAAGAAGTGCCCTAATGGGCCTTTCTTCTGTTACGATCTAAGTTCTGCCACAGATAGATTACCCCTGATATTCCAACAGGCTCTACTATCTGCTGTATTTGGTTCTTGGTTTGCTACGATATGGGGCGTCTTACTGGTAGGTCGCCCTTATCATGTCCCTCAGGAGGAGGGTACAGATAGACCTGAAAAGGTCTACTATCAAACCGGCCAGCCTATGGGAGCGAAGAGTAGCTTCCATATGATGGCCCTTTTCCACCATACCGTTGTACAATGGGCAGCGCACCGCCGTCAGGCCTGCCCCGGAGTATGATTCAGTAATTACTGTATTGTTGGGGATGACGTTGTCATATCCAATGATACAGTGGCGGCCGAATACCTTAAGATCATGGACGAGTTGGGAGTTAAAGTTGGACTCCATAAAAGTCTTGTCTCTCCAGGGAAGGTTGTAAAGCGTACTCGTCAATTATGTTCTGAGTTTATCAAGAAAACGTGATATTCACCTAATCGTAATATGGCACTGCCATATTATGATGTATCTGCGTTGCCTATATCTATGTGATATATGGCCACGAAGGTACTAGGGAACGCAATTGACTTTGCACGGATTTATGACCTGACTTTGAATCAGTTCTTGATTCTTAGAGGCAGTGGTTATAAGGTAAGAGGACGTATTATGTCCAGGTTCCATCTCCTCCCGAGAAGAACCCGACATAATATCTTGGCCTACTTTTCTCCTCTTGGTGTTAAACCTTTATCTCTTGATGAATGGGTCTCTATGAGATCTATCACTTCTAGATATAAGTTTACACCTGGGAAGTTAAAAGTAGTCATCTCTGAGGTACTAATCCTTCAATCCAAGGAAGTCCTACGAAGTATGGGCTCTCCCTCTTTCCTAGAGTTAACTAGGTGGGTTAAGGACCTTATCACTGTTAAACGTGATAGGGAATATTATGGTACCACTCCTCGTAGGGCTGATAGAATTAATTTATTCGAGGACTTGTTTGTTTATCAAAACAACCTTGTTCTAGGATATAAGAAATTCTTGACGCTGAGCGATGAAGGGGAAATAATATATGACAATGAGTTTATTTCTCAAGAACAAATTCGCCAAAATGCCATTAAGGTAGATAGGCAGAATTATATTCTTGACCAGCTTATTGAATTAGTATACAGAGAAGTATACATGGATGTCATCTGTGAGATCCGTGATATACGTCAAGAAACCGAAGATGTTATTGAAAATGGAGCTAGCGAGTATACAATTGAACAATTTAAGATACTCTGGCAGAAAATCCATGATCTTGATACGCGTATATCGTCCCTTCCGTTACCGAAAGAGATATATAGCCGTATTGAATCAGAGATTAAAGCTAGAGAATCAAAACTTGTAAAAAGTTGAGAACTCCTAGTCACCCCATTAAGGAAGACACGTTAACCTTCCGAGGTATATATAGTGTGGGAGATTGACAATCTCCTGTTGGAGGGTGGTGATCCAAGACCACTCCACACTATAATCACCGATGGTATAAAAGTACCATTGTTGGAGTAGGGTAATCCAAGACCCTACCGGTGTATACCAAAAAACTCCAAAAAGTTGCGGCTATTAAATACTAATATTCACAATAAAAAAGTTGGAGTGTTGGACAGGTGAAAACGGGCAACTGTGAAGGGGGTGACCCGCCTACTATCGCGAACTCAGACCACTTAAAGGGTAAAGCTTAGCGGTAGCAAGGTACCGGCAACCAACTTAGGGACTAAAGCCCGATCAACGAGTTATCGCTTATCGAGGGGTAGTACCTTAGAGAACGAGACTGAAATCTACGGCGGAAGCTGTAATGTAGTACGAGTCCGCACGAATAATGCTCTGCTCCGGTTAGGAGCCGGGGTGTGTAAAAAATTGCTAGGCCCTTTAGTGGGTAAGTGAGACTACGGCGGGTGATAAATGGCGGTAATACCTACGGAACAGGAGTTGAAAATGTACTAGTATAGTACAGACTAAATGACACACCTACCGATAGAGAGACTGATTAGGTGGACCGGCTGCCGGGGCCACGACTACAAGAAATTAAGTTAGCTCATTTTTTATTGTCCATAGACAAATTAATAGGCCAAATGAATTCCAATATAGACGTTCGTACATGCACAAGTCTACAGAACCAATCTGTTAACTTATCCTTTGCTAGGCATCCTAGATACTGCGAGGCATAGGTGGTAACATACTAGCCGGACTAAAATAAGAGAACGTGAAGCGTAGCGTTCCTCTTAAGATGTCAGAGTATATAAAGGAGGTGTCAATATACTCATACCCTATGGAAGCATATGGGTCCTGGTGTAATGTTAACAGAAGAAAGGACATATAGAGACGGAGTAATGTCAACCACAATCTCGAGAGAGAAAGGGTCCCCTGCTTACGACTATATTCGTTCCGAAGGAACTCAATAATGACCATAAAGCCTGGAATCCGACAAGATCAGGTGGAGTAACTGGGAGTGAGAAACCTAAGTGTACTCAATGGTTTGATGACTGTTTGTATAGATGTTATCTATAATTGGCCACGTCACCATTAAGTAGAAAAAGTAGTAGCGCTAAGTGAAGTGGGTGTAAAAACCTGTGAACCGAGACCTACTACCATCATCTACGAATATTTTTAATTACGCATCTGAG